CAAATGAGGTGTAAAGATTTTCAATTGCGTTTACATTATTTGTATTTTTAAAATATGTATCGTGGTTACCTATAATAATATGTGTATCAATTTGTTCTTCATATAAACGATCCCAAAATTGTTTTCTAAAAACAGAAGCTGTTTGAAAGTTAATAAACTTTCTTCTATCAACAACATCACCTAAGTGAACCAATGTTGTTATATTGTGTTCTTGTAAATAGGGAAAAAAGATTTCATTATAAAATCTTAATTGATAGTTTCTAAACGCTTCGCTATCATTACGAACACCGAAGTGTGTGTCATTCAGTAATGCAATTTTCATTATATATCTAATACACTATTGTAGGTTCTTTTTTTTCTTTTTTTAACCTTTATTTCTTTTAGTTCAGGTTGTTCCTCAGTTGATGGTTTATTCTTTCTTAAAAATTCTAAAAACTGATTTTTATAATCAGTATTTGTGTCACCAGGTAATACAGCAAACTCATCTATATTAGCTTGTTCAATCATTCTATATTTTATATTAGATTGTTTTTTCTCTTTTTGTATTCTTCTAATAAAAGCATAATAAATGATTTGTGTAAAATAAGCAAATGGATTATTTGACTTTTTAGGATTAAAGTTTTTAAGATATTGTAAACAGTTTTCTATACCATCAGAGATCATATCATCTCTAAAAGTATAGTTTATAAAATTAGGTCTATAAGATAAGTGATTTGCAATCTTTAAAAAACATTCACCAATATAGTTTGTAACTGGTGGTGCTTTTCTATTTCTTTTTTCTGCCTTATCGCACTTGTCTTTATACTCTATCATCGCCTGTAGAAAAACTTTATTATCTACATAATGTTCGGATTTTTTTCTTGTTCTAGTCATAATTATATAATACTACATTTAATTGTTTTTGTCAATGGTTAACGATTAAATTAACCAATTATATACAGCCCTCATAGCAAGGAACATATAAAATAATTCCATTAACATACGAGGTATGTCTTTATCTTTCCAACCCATGTATACCCATATAGCACAGGAGAAACAACCTATTAACCATCCTACCCATTGTGTTGAGATATTTGCACTTGAAAGTATAAATGCACTTAACATGGCAAGAAGAAATCCTGCCCATCGGCCTTTACTTATGTCTTTATAATATCTAATTTTCATAGGCGCTTGACTCTTTTTTAAGTTGTTGATATAATACCCATGTGGGTTGTTCAGTAGAACCGTGGCTACCTATCTAGTGTATCTTCTTACTTGGCATATTTAACAATTCACTTAACTCTTTTATATCATTTTTATCAGTAATTTCTTTGTCATAATCTCTAGTTGAATGTTCATCATTATTATTATCATATTCTGTTGATTCCTCAAGCTCTTCTTTAGACAAATCTCTTTCAATATAACTTGGTAGGTTTTCTTTAACAGTATGTAGTTTACCTACAATCTGTGTATATCTTAGGTTAAATTCAGGTGTAGCAGTACAAATGGTAATGATTTTATTAATAGGTAAAGTAATAACTGTGTCATTAGTAAAACCGACCCATTTAACTAAAGCTATATAATCTGTTACTCCTCTTTCAGTTAATTGAGGAATATATTTTATTAACATTGGATTAAGTATTCTAAGTAAACGAGATTTATCTGGAAGTTCTTTTGTTGAACCATCTATTCTGCAACAAATTTCTTCTCCAGAAACCAAACGAATAATTTTTACGTTTTGTGTATCTAAGGTTTGCATATAATTATTTATCTAAGTTAACGGTGTGAATTTCGTAGTTAAAACTCTCCCGATTGTAGATATTAACTCTTTCCTGAAAATGTGTTAAGGTAAAGTTTTTCTTATCTTTATACGTTAAATCATCAGATATATCATAGACTGTAGCTGACTGTTTTTTATCACCAACTCTTAATCCACGACCAATACTTTGCAATACTCTTATAGGGCTCTTACTAGGGCTACTAAAAACAATGTTGTGTAAATTACGAATATTGATACCAGTACTGAACGTCCCGAAAGAAGCGACAATAATTGCGTTATCCGACTTTTCTGTGATTGCTCTAATTTTTTCTCTATCATCTGTTTCTGTTCCACCATAAACAAAAAATATTTTTCGTTTTGGATCTGCTTTTTCTTTTATTAAGTTATATAAAATTTCACCGTGTTTTTCTACTAATTGAAACAAACATAAAGTATTGCCGTTTAGTGCCAAGGCTAGATTTCGTATGTATTTATTACGAGCCTTACTTTGAGTAAGATATTCTAATTCTTCAAAGTATTTTACACCATATACTTTTTTAGATTCACTTTCAGGATACTTTAAGTTTAAACAAACTACTTTTAAGTTTGCGAGTTGTTTTTTATCTATAAGTTGTTTTGTTGATACAACTTTATTTACCATACCAAACAGACCTGTCAATACTAACTTATGTGTTTTACTATCATCTAAAGTACCTGTAAGACCTATTCGATATTTACAATCTGTAAGTTTTGTCATTATCTTTGTTAATGATACAGCCTTAAACAAATGAGCTTCATCACCAATAACTGCACCATAGTCTTCAAAAAATTTCTTAGGCATTTTGTATAATGATTGCCATGTTGAAATGACTACTCTTTTATCTTCATCAATATCATAACCGTGATATTTTCTACTTACATTTTTTGCAACATTATAACCATAATCTTTAAAGTCCTTGTATAGTTGTTCAACAAGTGATGTAGTAGGTACAATAATCAAAACATTATTATCTATTGAATTAAGATAGTGTCTAACTAACATATAGATTATAAGTGACTTACCAGAAGCTGTAGGTGATAGAATAAGACCTCTTTCATATTCTAAGGCAAATTTAAATGCGTTTATTTGATAATCTCTTGGTTTGATAGTTAGTCTGTATTCTTTGATTATATCGTCTATATCGGCGGCTGGGAGTGTCCTATGCGTTAAAATAGTACTAGATTCTACTATATGTATGTTTTTCTTATTACACCAGTCTTTTAAATAGGGATATAATCCTACATACATTTGACCCGTTGCATATGAGTAAAGTCTTATTTTACCATCCCATACACGATTACGAAACTGTGGTGTAAACTTATAACCAGGTACTTCAAAAGAGAAGTAATCTGAAAGTTCTCTACGAATAGAAGCATCAGCATCTATACGAATATAAACATCATTAATTTTATCTACGATTATATTTTGCATATTTACACAAATGGTTTTCCTACAATCCAACCTACTAAAGACTTTCTTATACCTTTAGTAACAGGATTAACTTTATGCCAAATATAACTAGGAAATACAATCATAGTTCCTGGTTGTTTATTATCTATTTTTATATATCTTTGTTTTTCTGTTTTAGGAGAGGGAATGCATATTTCAAATTCACCACCTTCATATTCATTATTAAGTAACAAAGTAAAACTTAGTTTTCTAATTAATCCATTTGGGTATGGTTGATTGTGAGTATCAACGTGCCAATCATAGAAATCACCTTGCTTATAAACTGTATATTGAAATGGCTCATATTCTGTAAGATTATAATTCCAAGTTTTGTTACATGTTTCAATTGTACTTGATAAAATGTTTTCAATACTTTCATCTTTAATCCATGATACAGATGACTTGCGACTATTTTGATTACCTTCTTGTATTTTGGCATTGACTAAATTTTGTTGTTCACCAACTGTAATTATTTCTCTACAAATAATTTTTGAAATGACCGATGGGTGTAGTTTGTGTGTTTCAATAGTAAACATTTTAGATAATACCAGAAGTAAATTTCTTCCACTCTATAGCGTTTTTGATTTGAAATGTACGATTAGAAATAATACGGATTGTTTTATCCAAATAATCAACAGTACTTTGAATATAAGTTACCTTTTGTTCTAGCTTAATTAGATCAGGATCTGCTTTAATATATTTGTCAACATCTTGTTTAAGTAATTTTATATTAAAAGGTTTTTCTTGGTAGACTTGTGGATCTGCTTTACCAGTATAGTATTCCCATTTTTCTACTAATAATCTATCTCTATCTTGTTCTGTTTTTTTTAATAGATTAATATATTGATTATGAAATTTACAATACTTATTATGTAGTTGTGGTGTTTTTAATGATTCTAAATCTAGTTCAGTATCATTAAGTTTAAGGTCTTTATCGGCTAACGCCTGTAACTCATCAAAGGTCATAATATCTCCATTATATTTGTTCTTAATATTTAGTAAGTTATTAAGAAGTAGTTTCTAAAGTGCCACTACCACTTACATTTGCAAATTCATATATTTTATATTGAAACGTAACATTAGCTGTTAAGTAATCAATATCAGTTGCCTGTTGATTGTAATCTAATCCTGAAAGTGAAATTGGATATATATCTCTAAATCTAATTTCTATATTTGAGTTATTTTTACTTGTTAATACAAATAAAGTAGCGTCTGAATATAAACCACCATCATCTGGTGTACCTTTAGAAACTTGTCCTAATTCACTTGAATATGTTTCATTTGTTGTTGTAGGATATCTATCAGAACCAGCAGATTGTAAACTTCTATATTGTGAATAGTCTTTTGGAAATCCAAGACCTGTTAACCACCCATGTATCTCTCTATAGTTTTCTAAATTTTCATCTACTAAAAAAGAAATGTTTAATGTATCATAATCTAGTTTATCACCAGGCATTGGTACATCTTTAAAAGGTGTAGGCTCTATTGCAGTGCCTAAAGTAATGCCAGGTATATTTGCAGCTGTGCAAAAATATTCTACTTTTGGTAGTTTGATAACACTAAATTTAAACTGTGTGGGACTTGCATAGTCCAATTTAGTTGGTTGTCTGTCGTATGAATTTGTAGTAGTCATACTACTATTTATCTGTTTGTTTATCTACTTCTTGCCACTCTTTTTCAGTAGCTTCTTTGACTAATTCTTTTTCTGATTCAGTAAGTACTTTTTCTTGTGTTTCAACTTCTTTAATCTTTAATTCTATTTTATCTAATGGATTTTTAGGATTAAGTTGTTTTAAACCATAAAAAACAAATGCGCCAAAAACTGCAATAATAATCAAACCATATATTGTTTTAATAATATTTTTCATATTTTTATTTATGCTAAAAAAAAGGGCGCCGAAGCGCCCTCTCTTTCTATTTTGTTTACAAAATATTACATCAAGTTAGCAACTTGAACTTTTCTGTAATATCTGTTTGCATTAGCAGCAGTTAAACCATCAGCAGTAATAGCTGAAGATGCACTTGCACCAGCAAATGGGTTCGCTACTAGACCATATCTAGTTTTGAATCCAATTTTTGGTTGGAAGTTGTCTTGGCCAACTGCTCTTACCATTTGTAGAGGTACATATGGGCAGTAGAATATACCAGCGTCATATGGTGAAGTACCTTTGTAACCTACTACAAAGTATTGTTTAGCAACTGTATTTGCTGAATATGGATCAATGTAAACTTTATATTTACCATTTAAAACACCAGCAAATGTATTTCCTGAGTCATCAACATTTAAATTGTTGTTTAACGCAGGAGTGTAGTCTAACACACCAGCCATTTGTAATGCAGAAGCAACATCAGAAGAACAGATAATCATGTTACCTTTT